TAGTGGTTTTTTCTCTTCGGCTGGGTCGGTAGGACTAGAGCTTGCGTCAGCATTAGCTTCGTCTCTTGGCGTCAATGGCAACGGCGAAAGCGAAACATTATTTCTTACTGTTGCAAGTTCTGGTAATACGCGATCCACTGGGCTATTGGGCTGGCGTGAATTGTTTTAACGGCTAAGCTAAGGACATTCCTTTTTGGCTTTGCCATGGACAATCCATTTTCTGATGAGCACAAAAACCATTGCGCTGAAGCTATTTCAGACGCATTGCAGGAGCTGATTTGCGGTGAAGATGGCGAAAGTGATGCCTATGAAGCGTTGTGTTATGCCATTGACACTTGGGTTGATTATCATTCCAAAGAGCTTGGCAAATGGGAAACGCTGCAAGATCTCGTGAAGCGCGCTCTTTAGTACATTGTCCGAATGCGTAGAGGCCCGCCTAGCGGGCCTGGCGCATCGTGTTCAATCATAATTCCCGGCAGATTGCCTTTAACGAGACTAATTTTTGCCTTTGGGAATAATTTTTGCGCTTTTTCCATTGCAATAACGCTTTTTTGTGCAGCATCTTGCTTTTCCCATTCCTCTTTAATTGCTTTAGCTTGTTGGTCAACTTGGCGCAAGGTAAATTCTGTTTTCCATTGAATCCAATCTGGGCGACAATTGGCAATTAACAATTGAGCCCATATTGAATTTTGGAGCGATGGGAAGCGAACAGAAAGGCGAATAACAAGCTCGTATAGTAAAGCGTTGAACAATTGGTTTAAGGTCATTTGCTAACAAAAACACACCAACCGCCACTACCTTTCACGCGCCAACGTGGCACCCAATTATCGCGACTATATTTTACGCCATTGCCTCCAGTAGCACTAACGTATCCTCCATTGGCCACGTCTGCCTCTCCAAAGGGGTCGTTCATGATGTAATGAGTGTCAGTGTAGCCAATGACTACAGACCAATGACCGCCTCCTGAGGGGCTTGTAGCGGAGCCGTAATGCAACCAGCCACATGGCACTGGCCGACCGGCATCAATCTCTTGCTTAAGCATTTGCTCAGTGGCAATCGTAGTGAAACGAGCCTTGAGCCCTAAAGCGCGAAGAGCTTGAACTTGAGCGTTGGCGTCAGTCGTATCGCCATAACGAGCACGCACAACATTGTATTCATCATCGCCTTTAATTTTCTTGTAATACGCTGCGACCATAGCGCAAGAGCTGCTGAAACATTCGCGATAGCCAGTGCCTGATACGTTATCTCGTTGTGAAAAATATGGGACCAACAATGGATTGGAAGTTTGAGGTTTAGACGGGCCGGAGCGATATAACAAAGCGAATTCATCTAATTGCTGGTCCGTAAGCTGATCTTCCAACCAATTCCACGCTGCAATTTGATGGCTTTCTTCTTCGTAATATTTAGCGGCATTGGTTAGCTTGATTGGACGAGACATGGCAGTGGAAGCATTTTTGTTCATTAACCTGATAAGTTTATTTGCGTAATCTGGATCTGTTGCATAACCTTCACTAACAAGCATTTTGGCTGCATCTTCTCTACTTTCTGCATTGTTCACGCCTTTATAACCATTCCAGTCTTTATACCAACGATCAACCAAATATTTAACGCAAGCTTCAATCGTAGGAAAATCCATAAAACGAGCCTTGATTTGAGTCCAGCCCGTGTCGTAATGCTCCCAAGTTCCTACTGCCGTGCCATTACCTCCCTTCAAGCCAAAAAAATTGTTAGTGCCTGATGTATGTTTGCCCCAGCCACTTTCCAATACCCATTGGGCTGCAACAAGTTCTGGAAACTTAGCGCCTACGTTTTTAGCGCAGGCGCTAATGCCTTCCCATGTATTGGCGATCATGATCAGGAGCGCTTAGGGAAAATGCGCTTGAGGATAGTGAGCATCAGTTGGACGGTAGAGTTTTCCTTAAGCGGGCTAATAGCAATGATATGCTCAGCAGCGCCAACGAGGATGGCACCAACAATGAACCATTCAGCAGCAGTCATAACGATAAAGCAGTTTACTAAAATCTTAGCGTCTAATTTCTAAAGAGCGCACACGTTCCTCTAAGCCTTTCATGTTTTCTGTCAACACGTCAAGTTTTTCTGTAATATTTTCCACTTGTGTGGTAATTGTTGCTTGTTGATTGCCCACAAAAATTAAAGTGCCGCCAGTAGCAAGGAGCATACCTGCGGTTAGCGTTACTGCAAAATCTGCAAGCTTGTCCTGCCAGAGTTTCATGACAACAATGAGCTTTATTTCCTCTCTTATTCTACTTTTTCTCATTGTTTTCCTGCAACGCCACAAGGCAAGTTTTCAATGGCTAAAGTTAAGGCAAGGCAATTGAATAAATGCCATGGGGAATCAAAATGGACCAGAACATCTCCTCCAGTCTCTGTCTGTTTTACGCCCCTCAGAAGCCAAGCGTTGTTTTAGAAAAAGCATTTTCAACGAATATCCATTAAGGGGACCATTAGGGCAATGCGCTTGTGCATATTGCGGAAAATGGCACGAAAAACTAACGTTAGATCATGTGGTGCCTAAAAGCAAAGCAGGGCCGCATTATGCAAAATGGAATTTAGTTCCTGCTTGTCAAAGTTGCAATGGAAATAAATCAAGTCAGCCAGTGTTTGAATGGTGGCGTCCGAAGAAATTCTGGACAGAAGAACGTGAGTCTATTTTCTTGGCTTGGATTTATAGCAATAGCTTCATTAGCGCTCACACTGAAATTTCATCTTGGGAGGAATGGATGGAAGTGACACAACGAGCGGCAGCAATTTCCAGTCAAAGCGTTGCAGCGGCGGCCTCTAGATGGCCGCCTTTGTCGCATATAGCCGCTTATTAATTTACCGGAGCAAACATTGCCTGCGGAGCGCCATGACGCACGTTAGGCATCGGGCAAAAGCCGTCTTTACATTCCCCTCCATTGCTTTCTTTGGTTTCAAGAATGTCAATCAAACGATTGATGTACCATTGCGCTTTATAAAGATCTTCGATGCCGTTTTTGCGTTCGTATCGCATGATATATTTAACGCAATTGCCATGAATGTAGCCCTTAAAGGCTTCGGGGCTCATTGCAGCTTCAATGCATTCAATAGTTTCAATGCCGTTCGAGCCTTGGTAGTGAGCGGGATGATTGACTGGATCCATGGTTAGAAGTCGTAGTTGTTGTTTTCAAATGCTTCAAACACTTCAGGCGCTACTGGCCTGGCCAAGTACAGAAGCGAATTTGCGTAATGTGCAATTTCAGACTGCGCTCCTTCGCCTTGACGAAGGCTGATAAAATGCAGCAATGCATGAAGGCTGCAAGTCCAAACGAAACTAACATACATGCAAGTGGGAAGAACACCTCGCGCTTGTTCCCTGCTTACGCCCATAGCAATAAGCTCCTTGTAAGCGTCCCTAGCGACCACTGCAGCATTCCAGTAGGCAAGAGTGGCACGATCCTGTCCGCGTTGATCTAGAGCCTCCCCAGAGGCCTGTCTGTTGCTTTCGGCTTGTCTCTTGAACTCGCTGGGACAATAAAGATCAACGTCTTCAGCAGAGCAATACCTAAAGCTCTTCTCATTCCATCCAATCTGCTCATCTACATAAGATGATGCCACTACATGCTTCCACCATTGCCTTGCGACAAACAAAGGAGCCTTTACCTCCCATTTGAATGTGACGCCACGAAAAGGAGAAGTGTGCTTGTGCTTAGCCAGGTAATTAAGAAGCTTACGATTACGGTCTGAAAAAGCTTCGCTTGAGGCATCAAATGATTGTCGCGCATCATTGACAACAGAAAGACTATTACCCATGGAATCAAGAAGCCGTAAACGACTAATGCCATCTGCAAGAGGATCAACGTGAAAGGACATGAGCAACGGAACGCCTTGTAATCATAGACGGTACGGCAGGCCGTAACAAGCTTTTCGGCTTGCTTCCCATGATTTTCTTTCCATAGTTCCTACCATAAAAGGAATACAGCAAAAAAATCATGCAGTTTATGCTTCCTGTTATGCTTCGTGGTTACAATGGAGAAAGCGTTGATGTTGTCATGGGACCGTTTGAACATTCCACTGAGCGGGAGTTTGCGCTTACGGTGAACAAAAAGGCAATTCAGGAATGTCGTGATATTGATAGCCTCAAGCAAGTGGCAACAAATCTCCTTGTTGGCTGGAGTGGCATGCAAACTGCTATGCAAGAAATGATTATTGAAAATATTGAACTTCGTCAGGCTTTGAGTAAAAAAGAAGTAGATCTTGAGGCTGCTGAAGCTATTGTTGCCGAGGCGGCTGAGTTAATCGAGAAGCAATATGGGCGGCAATCATGGCGTGCCAAGTGGCGTCTTTGGCCATGGCAGAAGTGAGGAGGAAAATCGTCCAACCGCTTGTGTAGGCAATGTTGTACTTACGGCAATCGCGCTCATAACCACTACCGCGCACATGGCGACCACCTGAATAAACAGCGCCTTGAATTTCAATGCCAGTGCGAGTTTCGGGGTGAGCAAAATCTAAACGATAACGACGTGAACGAGGTTTTTCTTTTTTGCGTTCTAGGTAATCAGCTTCCCAAGCTTCGATGTCACTATATTCACGTTCCAATGAAATAGAACGATGTTTAGCTTTCCAAAGTTTGAGAAACTGATCTTCTAGTGCGCTCACTTAGACAATGCAATTGCTTTTATCTTAGCGATTGTCTCCATCACCTTTAATCTTACCACGCTTCATGCGATCATAAAGCTTGTCAAGATTAGATTGAGCGATTTCATTCATATCAAAATTCAGCTCACTGGCGATTTGCGAAAGATACCAAAGCACATCGCCAAGTTCTTTCTTGATTGCAGCACGGCTTTCGTGATCGAAGTAACCGCCTTTATCACGCATCACTTTCTTTACTTTTTCTGCAACTTCCCCGGCTTCACCACAAAGGCCAAGCACAGGATATGTCATGTTGTTGCCTGTATCAGGATAAATGGCAGTGCGACGTGATTCGGATTGGTAGTCGAGGAATTCCATGGTAAATAAAGAAGAGGGGCCTTACGGCCCCTTGTAGATCAGAATACGTCGTCAGTTTCGTTCTGCCAGACGGAAGCATAGCCTTTCGGTGCTTCGCGATCAGCCCCTTTAACTTTCACGCTACCAGTGAATTGAGGAGCGCGATCAGAGGAACGCTTGGTGTTGGGCCATACAGCCATGTCGAGACTGTAATTACCGCGATCATTCGGGCCTGCTTGCTTCAACGCATTGAGCACATCAGGGGTGAGGTCGATGGCGGCAGTGATTGGGGGCCGATTGGCCATGGGTGTTTCTCCTATGGAGGGATGGTAATGCCCTGTTGGGCCTCCACATCTTACCCCCTATCCATCGTCAATGCAAACGCCTTGCCGCCTGGGTAGTGCTGGTTGAAATATCTCTTTACAGTGTCTTCCATAATGGCTTGTTGACTAACGAGTTCTAAGTCGTCGAGATGCACCAACTGAAGAGACGATTCTTTTTCTTTATCTTCGGGGTCGTAGCAAGCAATGACGCACCAGGCTTGTTCAATGGAAAGGCTATACATTTGACTTGCTGCCATTGTATAAGCACCTAATTGGCGTTTGTAATCTGCTAGTTGATAATCAGGTTTTTCTTTATAACTTGTTTTCCAGTCAACTAAAGCAACGCTACCGTCACTCATTCTTGCAAGCATATCTAACGTGCCTGAATATCCCATCTCTTCTTCTTCATGCCACCATGAAACCGCACTTTCAATCAGTACTGGTTCTTCAATGGTGTCAAGGAAGGGCAGGGCAGCATCGTAATATGGTCGCCAATCAACAGCACTATCGAGATGGTGTTCAATATCTTCTCCATTGAACCAATCTTCAATAACGGTGTGAAGCCAAGTTCCGCGATTTGCTGCGAGTCTTGTACGACGATTTGCTTCTTCAGGCCCAACTCGTTTTCGCCAATTCATAAGCGCCATGATCTTTGACGCTGGTGCCATGGAAGAAAGAATTGTTGTTACAGAAGGAAGTAACATGCCTTCTGGAACATTAGGAAAATCATTGCATTGATAATGGCGCTTGCCATTCAAGGCAATTCGGTTTGGTTCGTAGTGTTCCAAGGAAGGCATGAGAGAAGCTAAGCAAAGGTCAAGGCAGGCCATCAGCGTATGGGACAACAGTGCCCGCAAATTTTAATGCGAGCACTGCGGCGGCCAAGTCTACTTTTTTAATTTCACCACTTCCATTGTTGCTTCAATTGCACTTGTGGCATCAGTGCAAGATGAACGCAACTTAGCAATCACGGTAGCATTTTCTTCTTTAGAGAATGCAACGTTTTTGTCTTTTGCCCATGTCGTGACGATGGTAGAAACAACATTGGCGAACATTGCGCTGTCTTTGATGTCGTCGCCTTTGGAAAGGCCAACATTTTCCAATGCTGCCTTACCTGCTTTCATGCTGCTGCGTTCATCAGGGAACTGCAGAGGGTTGGCTTTACAAAATGCCAACAATGATTCCTTTCCATTGAAATCACTAGAAACATCGGAAGCGCCAAGTTTGCTAGAAGTGCCAGATTTTTCAGAAATGCCAGGTTTGCTAGAAATGCCACCAGTAGCCTCCTTCGTGGAAGGTGCAGCCTTCTTGGCCGCAGGAGCAGGCTTTGGGGCTTCACCATCATCTTTAGGGATGTCTTCACCTGCATAAAGTTTCAAGCCAAGACCAGTGAACGTGGCGATGCATTTAACGGAAGCGCGTTGAATGTTGTCGCTCACTGCACGAGCATCCAGTTGCTTTAATGCATTGTGCCTATTGTCCATCAATGGAAAGACAAGAGCAGGAGTGCGTTTAGTGCCGTCTGTGAGATAGGGGCGAAGAAGCCAGCAACCTTCTTGACCAAACACAGGCCAGCCAACACGTTCCTCTTCAAAGGAAACATAAAGCGAAGGGAATTCTTGCTTGAGATAACGGAAAGCAAACGGCCAAGATAAATAAGAAAGCCCTTTGTAGTTCTTTTCGACGTGATCGCCAATCGGAAGCTCGTAAGCTTTTTTGAAGGCATCAGCAGGAATCTCAAGA